ACATCACCAAACATATTGAACAAACTTCGACGGTTATCGGGCTAGTTCTGAAAATGGGTGATTCATGTTATAAGGACGCCAACAGGTTCGGTGAAGACGCGGAGCCGTGGTGTAAAGAAGGCGATTTTGTTTTGACCGGGGCGTACAAGGGGGTCCGTTTCAATATTTATGGCAAAGAGTTCCGTATTATCAACGATGATACGGTTCAGGCTGTCGTAGAGGACCCGCGAGGTTATTCAAGAGTATAATGGCTAAAGCCGCAAAACAGGAATTTGAGGAACCCCAAGCTATGCCAGAGCCTAACGACGATGACGATGAACTGGAAATAGAGGTTCTTGACGACACTCCCGAAGAGGACCGCCAGATGGCGCGTCCCGCCGCTGACCGGGTGGACCCGGACAGCGAAGAATTCGAGGAGGAAATCAAGAATTACTCCACTGCTGCACAACAGCGCATTAAGGCTCTTAAATACGAATACCACGAAGAAAGACGTGCCAAGGAAAACGCACTTCGTCAAAGTGAAGAAGCGGTTAAATATGCTGAACGGGTAGTTGGTGACAATTCTGCGCTCAAACAGGGCCTCGATAATTCCAATGCTGTGTTGATTGAGCAATATGGTGCGCGGAGTGATGCTGAACTGGAAGCAGCCAGACAAAAGTTCAAGGATGCCTATGATGGTGGAGAGACGGATGAACTTTTAGCGGCGCAAGAAGACCTTTCCCGCCTTCATGCAGAGCGTGTTAAGGCGCTGGCAGAGGCTGAAGCCTTCCAGCGTGGCCGTCAACAACAGCAGCAGCAGGTTCAACAACCACAGGCGCAACCAACGCAAGATACAGGTACTCCTGATGTTCGTGCGATGGAGTGGTTAAAGTTAAATCCTTGGTATCAGGAAGCGGGTAGAGAAGATATGACTGGTTACGCAGTCGGACTTCATCAAAAATTAGTACAACAAGGCTTTGATCCCCGTCTTCATGAAGAATATTATATTAAGATTGATGAGGGAATGCGTACCGTATTCCCTGATTATGAATTTTCCAGTGGGCAAAAAGGTGGTAACGGGGCATCGACCCCCGCTGTGACCTCTGGAAAGAAACTACCCCCTGTGGGTGGGCCGTCACGGGGCGGTAAACCCCCGCGCAAAGTACAGCTAACCACCACCCAAGTCGCCCTCGCAAAGCGCCTTGGGTTGACCAACAAGCAGTATGCCGCTCAAGTTGCAAAGGAACAGTTGAATGGCTAAAGCAAAGCGCACCGCTCCAAAAGAGCGAGACACCGAGACACGCGAAACTGAAGATCGGGAGACACACTATCGTCCCCCATCGAATCTTCCAAACCCCATGCCTCAAGACGGCTATGTGTTCCGCTGGATCAGGACCTCCATGTTTGGAGAAACTGACAATCGGAACGTGTCCATGCGGTATCGTGAGGGTTGGGAGCCTTGCCTTGCGGAAGATCATCCCGAATTGATGATCATGTCCGACGCCGAGACGGAGTTTGAAGGTAACATCGTTATCGGTGGCCTGATGTTGTGCAAATGCTCTGAAGAATTGATGCAACAGCGCGACGAATATTATAGTGGCAAGTCCAAGGACCAACAGGCAAGCGTGGATCAAAATTACATGCGCGAGAACGATCCGAGGATGCCCCTCCTTGAGACGGAGCGTCATTCGGAGACTACGTTCGGCGTTGGTCGGGGTCGTAAATGACCCCTTAATTTGCGAAAGGAACAGTAAGATGGCCGCAACTGCCGCCCCTTACGGGTTCGTTCCGGTAAATCGTATGAGTGGTTATGAAGGCGGGTCCTTCAGGCAACTCAAGATGACGGATTCATACGGCACTTCCATGTTTTTTGGGGATGTCGCGGAACTTGTCGCCGCCGGGACAATCGAACTCGACACTGCCGCAACCTCGACACGTCCCATTGGGATTTTCCAAGGTTGTAGCTTCACCGACCCGAACCTGAACTATAAGGTGTTCGCCCAGATGTGGACTGCTTCCACGTCGGCGACGGATATCTTGGCCCATGTCGCTGACGATCCGCGACAGGTCTTTCAGGCGCAATCCGATGGCACTCATGCTCAGACCACCCTTGGCCTGAACGCGGAGATCATCACCTACGCCGCTGGCAACACCAGCATTGGCAAGTCAATCTTGGCTCTCGACCAATCTGGCATTGCCACCACCGCTACTTTCCCGTGGCGTACTATTGCGTTCGTGGACGGTCCATTTTCCGCTGTTGGAGATGCTTTCACCGACATGCTTGTCGTGTGGAACGCCGATATCCATCAGTACGACCTTGCTCTTGGCACATAAGGAGGATTGAGCAATGGCTGCAATTTCAAGAGCGCAATTACTCAAGGAACTCCTTCCTGGCCTGAACGCCCTGTTTGGCCTTGAGTACGATAAGTACGAAGACGAACACATGGAAGTCTACGACAGCGAAAGTTCCGAGCGTTCGTTTGAAGAAGAAACGAAACTGTCCGGGTTCGGGGCGGCTCCGGTGAAGAACGAAGGTTCGCCGATTGCCTATGACACCGCGCAGGAGAGTTTCACCCAACGGTACGACCACGAAACGATTGCGATGGGCTTTTCCATCACCGAAGAAGCGATGGAAGACAACCTGTATGACAGCCTGTCTTCGCGATACACCAAGGCGTTGGCTCGCGCCATGTCTTACACCAAGGAAGTCAAGGCGATGATCCCGTTTAACGATGGTTTCACCGCGACCACCGGCTACCTCTCTGGTGATGGCGACCAGTTGTTCTCGACCTCGCACAGCATCGTGCAGGGTGCGGACCTCTCCAACCGCCCGGCGACTGCCACCGATCTGAACGAAACGTCCCTTGAGGACGCCGCCATTCAGATTTCCAATTGGACCGACGAACGTGGTCTGTTGGTTGCGGCCCAGCCTGTCAAGTTGGTCATCCCGACCAATTTGCAGTTTGTTGCCACACGTATCTTGGCGTCGCAGTACCGTACCGGTGTTGCTGACAACGATGTGAACGCCATCGTTCACAACAGCACCATCCGGGATGGGTACTCCGTTAATCATTATTTAACCGACGTAAATGCCTGGTTTTTGAAGACGGATATTCCAAACGGCTTGAAGTATTTCAACCGTGTCGGACTTTCCACGTCGATGGATGGTGATTTCGATAGCGGGAACGTGAGGTACAAAGCCCGTGAACGGTATTCGTTCGGCGTCTCCGACTATCTTGGCCTCTTCGGATCGCCTGGATCGTCGTAAGCACGAAGGATACTAAGAAAAGAAATGGGGGCCTTCGGGTCCCCATTTTTTATTATCAAAGTGGTGTGGAGCCGAATATACCTATACATAACCCGTACAAACATCGATCAAGTAACATTTAACGTAGCGTTCTCTTTTTTCTTTTGTTATATCTTAAGGGCATTTGAATGGAACCAGCCCCATGCTGGTTCTGGTTAACCAATAGGAGAACTGTTCAATGCCTACACATTTTACTAATGGCGTATCCAACGTCGTTTCGGGCAACCCCCTTTATGAATTCGGGATGCTCGACCCCACCAAATACCACATTATTTTCGATGACTTCGATAAGCTGCCGATTGCCGCGAATTACACCCTGACCGCGATTTCAGGGGGGACGGGGACCTCGGCCATCTCTTCACCTGACGAGGATGGGGGCATGGCGCGTGTCACGACTGCCGCTGACGATCTTGACGGTATCGCCGCAGAGTGGCTTGCCGAGAGTTTCTTGATGGAAACCGGCAAGAAAGCATTCATCAAGACCCGGCTTTCAGTTGGGGACGCCATTCAGTCCGCATGGATTGTTGGCCTTCATTCAACGGACACTACGCCCCGCGATGCAACGATGCGTTTCCTCTTTGAGAGCGTCGATGCTTCCGCTGCTTGTTATTTCAACAACGACAACAACACCACAGACAGCGACAGCGGCACTATCGCCACCCTGTCGGATGACACGTTCATCACTCTGGCGGCGTACTATGATGGCGTCACCAGCATTGAGTTGTATGCCGATGACGTGTTGATCGAAACCATGACCGACATCACCGTCCCCGGCGCTGAGATGGCGTTGGGCTTCGGTTATTGGAACGGTGCTGCCGGTGCGGAAACCACGGACTTCGATTACGTCTTTGTTGCGAAGGAGCGTTAGTCATGCATACCAACTTGACAAAAGTTGGGGGCAAGTGGGCCGTCGAGGTTATCGGCGGTCCCGATGAAGAAACGCTGGTTAAGACCTTCTCTGGCCGTGAACATGCGACAAACCAGATCAGGCTGTGGGGCAACGGGCAGTCCGACTTGCCTGTTCTGAAGAAAAAGGGAGCCGCCAAGAAAGAGGCGGCTCCCAAGAAGGCCAAACCGAAAGCGAAGGCGAAATCGAAGAAGAAATAGCACTCACATATTGAGAGGATATAAAGATGTCCAAACCAAAGGTCATCACTCTTAGCCCCGACGCGCTAGACCGTAACGGGATTTCCACAACCGAGACACTTCTGGCCGCACGGCTGGATTTTCTGATCAACGGGGCATTGTCCACCGGTTATGATCGGAATGGCATTGCTGCCAGCCAGACCCCCAGCGGGGCTGATGCCATGACGCTGAATGGCGCTCTAGGCATAGACTTCCGAAGCCGTCGTGGTGTGTACATACTTATTTATGCTGCCGCTAACGATACTGGGCGAACCTTCACGGTGGTTGGTGAGGATATCAACGGTAATCGCATCACAGAGGCTATTACCGGGCCAGGCACGGGCTTGATAACGCTGGGTTCAACAAAGTTCTATCATGTCAAATCAGTGACGCCGGATGCGGCCACTGCCGGTGCAATCGAAATTGGTGTGAATGGATACGCTGAGTTCGATACCCCGCAGCATGTGGCCCAGTACTCTGCTGGCGATGATACCGGAGACACTTATACGGTTTCTGGATATGACCGTTATGGGTTTGAGGTTACCGACAGCATCACCGGGGTCAGTGGCGGGACATCTACCACACAGGACCAGAATTTTGGCTGGGTAGACCGCATTTCATCCAGCACGGCCTCTGCCGGGGCCGTGGAGAGCGGAACGAACGGTAAATGTGAGAGCGGTTGGCACGTTCTGAATTATCGCGGGCCGGATTTTAATGTGGGCATTGGCTGCACGACAGGCGGGGCTACGTATGCAATGCAACATACGTTTACAAACGTGTTGGCAAGCGACTTCGCTGAAAATGACGCCGTGGTGTTGACGCACTCAACATTGACGGGAGAAACGACAAATCAGGACGGCAACTACACAAGTCCGCCCGTTGCCACCAGATTAGCCATAACGACTGCGGGGACCGGGCCAGTTACCGCCACGATCATTCATACAGGGAGAAGCTAAATGGCGTTTTCAAGGACTCTCCGGGTTTCTTCGGAGGTCGATAATTACACCTTGGCCGAACTTCTTGACCTTCTTGGTAGTCCTAAGAAGATTAAAGATACGCTGGCCAATCTTGAGAAGGCGTCCAAGAAGGCCAACAAGGCCATCATGGACCTGGCCAAGGCCGAGAATGACCGCGACAACAAGATAGATGCGGAGGACCGCAAGCGGGAGAAGGAAATCAATGCCATCCACAAAGACAAAGAAACTCTTGCGGCGGCGTGGGCTGAACTTGAAGCGGATACCGCCGCACACAACAAGCGCAATCAAGAGGACCGAAAGGCCCTTAAGCGGGATCAGGAAGAATTCAAACTGAAGGAAGTCCAGTTGGCGAAGGCTACGCAATATATGGAAAATACCCGCGAACAGCTTGCCAGCGACCAAGAGAAGGTTGGCGGCATGGTGGCAGACGCTCGCAGGAGCGCGGTTGCTGACCGCAAGACCGCTGAAAGGGCCAAGGCCGACGCCAAGCGCCTGAATACCGAGGCTAACCGCAAGATGGCCGAAATGAGGAATCTGGTAGCTTAAGATGCAAAGGCCGAGGGATTATAAGAAGGAGTACCAGACGTACCACAAGAAGCATCTGAAGGATAACAACGCCCGGCATCGTGTCAGGTACGCCGCCGAGAAGGCTGGAAGGGTCCGGGTAGGGGATGGTAAGGAAATTGACCACGCCAACAATAATCCCCGTGACAATTCGCCAAGTAATACTCGCATCATGTCAAGGAAGGCCAACCGAGGACGCAAGAGAAGGAAAATCTAATGGGTGATGTAAGAAAGCCAGAGCTAAAAAAGAGAACCAGAAAACCCATTTCAGGTAAGACGATCATGAAAGCCTTGAGGCGTAAACCGTTTAAACCGGATGCCCGCACCAAGATCAAACTAGATAAGGAATTTGGTGGCACAGGAATGGGGGAAAACTATGGTCAATTTAAGCCGTGGGGACTCGCGCCCCCTCAAGGGGCCACTCGGATCAGTGATCTTGACAGACGTACGGCAGAATTATTGCGGCGTACTAGAAATATGAATTTGGAAGATCGTGTTCAAAGGCAGGAATTCAGGGGCGGCGGCATGGTTGGGCGCAGAGGAAAGGACAGAAAGTAATGCCTATACGCAAAGACATACCCTACGCGAAGCCCCAGAACAAAAAGAAAAAGAAGAAGAAGGGTTATCAAGGGGGTGGTCTTCTTAGTAGCCTTCGGTTCCCTGGTGTGAGTGCCGGTGGGGGGCAATTTACGGTCAGGGGTGATTTTCTGAGAGGGCTTCTAGATCGTAGTGGGATTAGCCCTGATCTTCTCCAGAACCTTCGTATTCGTGGGTTAGGAAACGCTCCTATACCGGGGCGATTTTCACATCCTACAGTTATTCCTGCTACTAAAGTCCCCAAGGCTAGGGCTGCTAGGAAAGCCGGTAAGGCTGGGGGTATGGTGAGTCGAGGTAATGGTATAGCACGGACCAAGAAAGGTAAGAAGTACGTCTAATGGCCGCGCCAACAACATCAGGGACCGCTAACTTCAAACTGGACATCCTCCAGATTTGCGAGGAAGCCTATGAACGCGCCGGGGGTGAGATGCGGACGGGATATGACCTGCGTTCAGCCCGTAGGGGCCTTGAGTTGTTGGCTCTGGAGTGGGTGAACCGGGGCTTGAACCTCTGGACGGTAAATGAAGCCAGCCTAGCCCTGGTGGTTGGGACAAGTGTCTATAGCCTTGCGGACGACACCATAGATGTCCTTGACGCCGTCATACGGGACGGCAGTGGCGTAACGCAGACGGATTTCTCCCTGACGCGCCTGTCGGTAACCAGCTATGCCCAGACATCCAACAAGAATACCCAAAGCCGCCCGACCAGTATGTATATTGACCGTCAAAACCGGCCCACAGTGACGTTGCATCCTACACCCAATGACGCTGACCAGACGTTTAATTATTGGTATGTCAGGCGCATTGAGGACCTGGGCGACAACACCAACAACAACGATATGCCCGAACGGGCCATTCCGGCTATTGTTTCCGGTCTGGCGTTCAATATCGCCCTCAAACGGCCTGAATTTGAAGCGCGGATACCCATCCTCAAGTCTCATTACGAAGAACAATACGAACTGATGGCCTCAGAGGACCGTTCCAAGGCGTCCCTGATATTTACGCCTTTGCAGGACTTTATTGACGTGGATTTGACATGACCAGTAAACATTTCGCGGCAGGGAAACACGCCTTCGGGTTCTGTGACCGTTGTGGGTTCAGGTATCCATTGGCGCACCTTGTCTGGGAAATGGAGGACAAGCGACGCAATGGACTTCGTGTCTGCAAGGATACGTGCCTTGACCCGGATCACCCGCAACTTCAGTTGGGCCGATTCAAGATTTTCGATCCGCAGACGCTGGACAGCCCACGCCCGGACCTCGCCAAGCTAGACAGCCAGAGCCTGTTTGGCTGGAACCCCGTCGGCGCGTTGAAAAGTACGGCGGCTTCGGGACAGGTGGGGACGGTAACAATTTCAACATCATAGGAGATGAACATGGCCCAATCTGTATTTAAGAGCAAAAAGCGCAAGGCCAAGAAGAAGAAAATAAAGGGTTATAACCAAGGCGGCATGATTACCAAGCGCGGAATCATGCCGACCAACCAGAAAACCGTTCAAGCCACGGGTATGGGCGCGGCTACGAGAGGCGGAAACTTCAAGGTTTAACCATGAACTACACTTCCCTTCTAGCATCCGTACAGGAATACACGCAGAATTCGGAGAGTGTCTTCGTTGCTGAAATCCCCAACATGGTCAAACAGGTTGAGGATCGTATTCAGCATATTGTCCAGCTTCCGGTATTCCGCAAAACGTCTTCGGGGACGGTGACGGCGTCGAACAGGTTTCTGACGACGCCTACGGACTTCGTGGCGGCGTATTCACTGGCGGTGTTGAATGGGTCGTCGGAATATTCGTTCTTGCTGAACAAGGACGTGGATTTTATCCGGGAAGCCTTCGACCAGACTACCGATACCGGGCTTCCAAGGTTTTATGCGTTGTGGGATCACGACACGTTCCTTTTGGCTCCAACGCCAGATAGTGGGTACACGACGCAGTTAAATTATTTTTACAAGCCAGAGAGCATCGTCACGGCAGAGAACACTTGGTTGGGTGACGAGGCCGAATCAGCCATGCTATACGGCACTTTGGTAGAGGCTTATACGTTTATGAAGGGGGAACCAGACCTGATGCAGTTATACGAACAACGCTACAAAGAGGCGTTGGTCAAGCTGAAGGAACTAGGCGACGGCAAACTCCGTCAGGATATGTATAGATCAGGGCAAGTTAGGGTTCCGGTGCAGTAATGCTTATAAACCCGTTTGCAAGCGCAGAGGTGGGGGATGTAATGGTCCACACCACACGCAATAGAGGCCATTCTGCCGAAGAGTTGACGGAAATGGCCCTGGACAAGATCATTCGTGTTAGCGGCGATATGCCAGAACCGATAAGGGCGCAAGTGATGGCTTACAAAGACAACCTTCGTGATATATTGTTGTTCTATATGCGCCAGGCAATGTTGAGCGAACGGGTAACGATCAGGGGCGAAATAGCGGCTGAGATGAAGGAGAACGGGTAGATGGCGATAACACAGGCATTATGCACCAGTTTCAAACAGGAAATCTTGGTTGCAGAACATAATTTTACGACATCTGGGGGTCACACAATAAGGGCCGCGCTTTATACCAGTAGTGCCTCTCTGGGCGCGGCAACCACAGCTTATAGTGCGACGAACGAGGTATCTGGCACCGGTTATGTGGCTAAAGGCAATTCTCTGACGCGAGTAACACCAACCGTGTCGGGAACTACGGCATTAACGGATTTTGCCGACACGACGTGGTCAACGGCGACAATCACGGCGCGAGGTTCGTTGATCTTCAATGACTCCCACGCATCAGATGCGTCAATATTGGTGCTGGACTTTGGTGCGGACAAGACTTCCACGGCGGGGGATTTCACGATCACCTTCCCGGCGGCGGATGCCAGCAACGCGATCATCAGAATTGCATAGGCAGGATAACGTGGAATGGCATGGGGATCAGATACTTGGGGCTTCAGCACTTGGGGCGGCGAAAACGTCTCTATTGCCGTTACCGGGTTTTCCGCTACGTCAGCCATTGGCGACGAAACGATCCTCCTTGTTCTCACTGTTCCCGTCACGTCCACGGGCGCTACCGCATCTGGCATCATTGGTATGGTCACAATGGGCCTCCAGGCAACGACAACGCTTGGTGGGGGGTCTGTTGTTTCTGGTGGCGCTGGCGTCACGGTCACCGGCTTATCGGCAACGGCAACCGCAATGGGAGGGGCGCAAGAACTTGTTTGGAGCGATGTGGTCACAACGCAGACACCAAGTTGGGCCGCGATTGCAGCTTCACAGACGCCCAGTTGGTCCGAAGTCAGCACTGACATAAGTTAGGAAAAACGATGGCAAGCACAGCGTCAGATTTAATTAAATTCGAGAAGATGGCTACGGGCGAAAAGTCCGGTACGTGGGGGACGCTTGCCAATCAGGCCATGTCGCGTATCGAAGAGGCGATTGCGGATATCACTAACATCACGCTGGCGGGGTCCAATTACACCCTGGACGACACTCAGTACCTTGAACACGCTGACAGCACCCCCGCCCAGGAAAGCCATGTCGCCATGATCAAGGCGACGGGAACGCCTGGTGCAACCCGGCAGGTCATCGTTCCTTTGCGGAACAAGCAGTACATCGTCTGGAACGCCACCACGGACGCTTCTGATTTGACGGTTGGCGGGGCTTCGGGGGACACGGTAACGATTACCAACGGCAATCTGGCCCATGTGTTTTGTGACGGCACCAACGTAGAATTTGCTTCGCCAATGTTTACAACGGCGGGCGTCCTCGACATGAAGACGGCTACCGGCCTCGCCGTAACAAATAGTAATTTTATCGTCGGTGACGGAACCACATTCGTGGCCGAAAGCGGGACCACGGCGATGACCTCGCTGGGCGGCATTGTAACTGATACAACACCACAACTCGGCGGTGACCTAGACTGCAACGGCGCACAGGTGCAATGGTCCAAGGGCGCTGATGTAGCGTCTGCCACTGCACTCGCTGTGTTGACAGACGGTAATTATTTCGATGTCACGGGAACGACCACGATAACGAGTATCAACACGACGGGTGGCCCAGGAACGCTTATCAAATTGCATTTCGACGGTGTTGTGACTCTGACTCATCATGCCACTGACTTGATTCTCGCTGGGGCTGCCAACTTCACAACTGAGGCGGGGGATGAACTAGAGTTCGTTGAATATGCATCAGGTGATTACCGCATGACCGGCTGGAGTCTAGCTGGTACGGCCCCCGGAGGTGGCGGCGGTGGAGCCTTCCTTGGTGAAGGTGCTTCAGGGTCGAGTGTAGGCAATAGTGGCGACATCATTCGCGTTAACCAACAGACACTAGATACGTCCCAGAGCATGTCGGCTACTGATAACGGCAGTTGCACAGGCCCGTTTGCCATAGCCAGTGGGGTAACGCTAACCCTCGCCAGTGGCTCAACATTTAAGGTGTTATAAAATGTCAACATTAAAAGCCGACACAGTTACAGCCGCCACGACAAATGGCAATCTGGCTATCTCCAATCAGGGAACAGGCGGCATTGCTATCGACGGGATACCTCACCGTAATTTGATAATTAACGGCGAGATGATGATAGCCGCCAGAGGAGCCTCGTTTACTGGCCTCGGCGGCGTTGGCATTTATACGCTTGATCAGTGGCGGTGGAATGCCGCCGGTGCTGGAGAAGTTACTGTCACACAAGATACGGATGCGCCAACCCCTGCGGAAGCAGGAACAGATTTCAAGTTTTCACTTAAAATTGATGTAACAACGGCGGATGCGAGTCTTGCGGCCACAGATCAATATGCTGTTCACCAAAAAATAGAAGCGTTCAATACCGCACACTTGGGTTTTGGAGCGGCTAATGCCGCAACAATGACATTATCATTTTGGGTTAAGTCTCCAAAGACCGGGGCGCATTCTGTTGCGTTCAACAACTCTGCTTTTGATAAGACTTATTTAGGGTCATATACCGTAGATTCCGCCGATACTTGGGAGAAGAAAACCATCAAGTTTGTGGGAGATACGGGTGGTACATGGATTGGAGCCACTAATGGTATGGGCTTATCGGTGATGTGGACTTTGGCGCAGGGATCGAACTTTGATGGTACTGCGGGGTCTTGGGCCTCTGGTAACTTAAGAGGGGTTAATGGTGGTCCTAATTGCATGGACAACACAGCTAACAACTTCTACCTAACCGGAGTCCAGTTGGAAGTTGGCGCAACCGCCACTGATTTTGAGCATCGGGACATAGCCAGTGAGTTAGCCCGGTGCCAGAGGTACTTTTATCGGCAATCGGGTTCAACGCATCTAGCTACAGGCGTTCTTGTTTCTACCACGAATGCTTACGGACACATGGAATTTCCTGTCACAATGAGGGCTACGCCAACAAATGCATATGCTGTGGATTTGGCTGACTTTCAAATACAATCACCGGGAGTAGCGGCGGCTCCGACAGTTATGGCAATATCATATACGAGTAAGAATAGTGTCGGATTGTCTTGGACTAAGGCGTCAGGCGGCACCGCTGGCTATGCCTGTTCCATGCTTGGCGTCGATGGTACTAATTCGACTTTTGACTTTATTGCGGAGTTATAGGATATGAGTAATATTACAAACGCGATTTACACCAACTCTGACAACAATTCAATCAATGCCGACTTCGATGGTCAACCTCTGAGCATTCCCGTCGATCCAGACAACCGCCACTACGCCGAGATCGTGGAACAGGAAATAGAGATCGCTCCTTATGTCGAACCGGAGCCAACTTGGTACGACCTGATCGCGGCCACCGACAAGGAGATGCCACGCTATATGGAAGATTATCTAGATAGCGTAGGCGCACCGGAGAGTGGCCGGGTGAAGGACAACTATGACGCCAAGAAAATTTTGAGAGGACAACAGCCATGAGTACATTGAAGACAGATGCTATAACGGCTGTCACGGCAGACGCCGATCTCAGCCTAGACGGGCTGGGAACCGGGGGAGTTAGCATTGCTTCAACCCTAAAGATGACAAAGGGCGGTGATATAGCCTCGGCCTCTCCGTTAGTGATTGACGTTGATGGCAACTACTTCGATGTGACCGGAACGACAAACTTTGCCGCCATGACAGTTGAAGCCGGTAACTTCTTCATGTTGCAGTTTGATGGCGCTTTAACCATCACCCACGGCTCTGGGATCGAACTTCCCGGTGCGGCAAACCTGACTACCGCCGCAGGAGATAGGCTCATCTGCTATGCCACGGCGGCTAACACGGTTGAGGTCATGTCTGTGGAGACAGAGGCGGCGGCAAGTGGTGGTGGTGCTGGTAGCGCAAACCTCCTTTCAGAAGTGGCGACAACCTCTGGAACCACGGCTAGTTTTACTATTACCGCTGGCGTCAAAGCCTTTGATTTGTTGTTTGAGGATGTTTCTTTAGATGGCACAGAGAGATTGATGGTATTATTTTCTGATGCTGGTGGTTATGAGACAAGTGGGTATCTCACAGGAACGGCAAGAATTAAAGGAACTAGTGCGACATCTACGTGGAGCGACACAAACCAAGGATTTGTTACTAATCAAAATGTCGCCGCCGATATTGCCAACGGCTTTATGTCTTTCCGGCTTAAAGATTCCGCGACAAATATGTGGGTTTGCTCTTGGTCGATGCAATCCAAGACCCAAGATGGCGCTCAATTTGGCGGCGGTCGCAAAGCGCTATCCGCTGCATTAACAGCAGTTCGCGTTACCTCCACAGGAACCCCAGATGATTTCGATGGTGGTTCAGTAGCTTTAATTGAGATTGGATAAGAACATGGAAAACTTTGTAGCAATTGTTAAAAGTACGGACTCTAAGCTAGATAAATACCAAGACTTCAGTATTGAAGCCGATGCCATTAGTCACGTTGCGGCTCATGGTGGCTTCGTTGTCTCTAATCCCGGCGGTGGAACAAGCTACTGGGTAGTCGATGAAGCGGCTGAAACAGTCGTCAACAACCAAGCCCAAGCTAATGCAGATGCTCTTGCAACCAGTTGGGCTTCCCTTCGCACGGAGCGCAATGCGTTGTTAGTTTCCAGCGATTGGACTCAGGCTTCTGATTCACCATTAACAGATGAAGTTAAAGCTACTTGGGCAACGTATCGTCAAGAACTGAGGGACTTCCCAGAAAGTGCAGACCCTGCTGACCCAACGTGGCCGACGCCGCCTGAATAAGGAGAAGATGAATGTCCACGCTGAAGGCTGACGCTGTAACCGCTTCCCAAGATAATACTGCACTTACTTTGAGTGCCAGAGGAACAGGCGGTATTGTAATTGGAACTGGTTTCGGCTGTTCTCAACAGACGGTCTACGACCTTGGCACCAATACCACTGGAACTGAAACCCTCGACGCCGATAACGGGAACTTCCAGAAGGGCGTCAACAATGGGGCGCACACTCTGGCACCACAGACCCAGCTATCGACTATCG